TTATATGCCCATAAGCATACGCAATAATGCTATAATTAGCGACCCAAATATTGTCCCAACTAAACCAAGCACCCACATTTTCATATCACGTATGTTCTTATCATTTTCTTTCTTATTCTTTTCATCTATTTCTCTTTCTTTTTGAATAGCATCTAAGGTTTTATCTAATTTAATGTTAACTTGCTCTTGGGTTTTTTGACCTAATTTAATTTCGTTGAGTGTGCTGAGCATTGTTTTATCATTCTCTTCTAACCTTCTGATGCGCCATTCATGTTCGTGTTTTTTGAACCACCCCAATTCAGTACACCCGCTTTCTAAAAGAATAAAGATTATGAGTATCTAACTCATAGCTTTTCATACTGTTTCAGTGTTAACTGTTACCTCTGGAGATAAATCTGATCTTTCAACTACTTCTTTAACTACTTTCACACGTTGTTTTTTGTTAGTTAATTGATATAACAAATTTAACGTCTCCGCAATTTTCTTAGCGTTTTCTTCAGATTTAAAATCTTGAGCATGGTTAACCATTTCAGAAGTTGTAAAACTTCCTGTGAAATCTTGATATACTACACGTTCTGTACCTTCTTTGTCGATTTGTACTAAAATAAACCTTTCTGTATTGTCGATAATTTCTTTTGCCATAATTAAATGACCTCCTTAAATTTTTGTATAAAAATAGTGCTAAGGATTACTCTTCCTAAGCACATTGTTGATTTTCTTTATTTTCTTGTATATACGCTTTTAACATCGCGTTTTCTTGTGTTAACCTCATAATTTCCTGTGATAAATAATGAATTGTATATTCAGGATTAGCTTGTAATCCTTGTTTGTTATCCTGCATTCTTTGACTCCTCCAATTTCTTGATTCTTAGTTGTTGTTCTTTGATAACAGGGATAAGATGAATCCATAGACGATCATACGCTATACCTTCAATTTCTCCTTTGTCATCATACGTGACAAACTCTTTTAATCCTAAATTCTCCACCTCTTCAGCAATCAAACCTACGTATCTATCAAGTTTATAGGTGTCTTCCGATAATTTTCTATCTTCTCTCAGCTCTCTAGCTAAAATTTCAGACTCAGCTTTATCAAACCACGTTCTAATAGGTAAGTTAAGAATAGCTTTTGAATGTTCCAGTTGTTCATCTCTATCGTTATATTGATTTTCGATAGATAACTTGTATTTACGCGCTGATGTCGAACGCCCAATTGTGCCAGCAGAAGTAATATGCAAATTAGCTGCGGCCGAATAAGTACGTCTATAAATTGAGTTAGAAGCTATCCTATCTCCTGCATCATCTGAACCTACAGACAGTAGGTCTGTACTCTGTATATGAATATACCTATTACCATCACGTCGTTTCAGCATATTAAATTTGCCATACCCTGCTTCGATTGTTGTATCTCCACCTGTTGCATATCGTCCATTAACAATTTGAACAAGACCTTTATTTCTTTCTTTAGAAAACCTGATACCCGCACCGTAATCATAGTTCTCATCAGAACCAAACATAATATAACCGTCACTCGAATAAGCATTATCTGCATTAGACAGCGTGAATGCAAATCGGTTTAATCCAGGCACTTTGTCTGTGTTTGGATATAAATACACCGGTGCCTGTTTGCTTTTGATATTCGATGAAGCGTAAGACTCCAGAACAACCCGATTATTATCTGACGTTAGTGCAACGACACCACCATAGGAATTGATTGTTATGCCATTCATACCGCTATCACTGTAAGTTTTATCCCACCATTGAATAGTACCGGATGAACCTCCGTCTTCGCCTTCTCCATCAATATATGTTGAAATACCAAAATGTGACATATAAAGTGAACCGCCTGCGGTATTATTTCTAAACCTTAGATGTCCATCTTTAAGACGTGTGAATATATCATCGGTTGATCGTTTGCCTTTCCAAGTTCGTTGCACAATACCACCTAGTTCAATAGAATCATTCTGTATTTGAACATATCTGTTATTGTTACCGCCTTTAATTCCAATTCTATTAACATTGATATCAAGACCCTCTCTTGATAAATTAAGGCTGTTGACAATATCGGTTTTATCTACTTTATCTCGCATATTTTGGATAAGAAGGTTTATTTCTCTATTACCGTTAATATCAATTTTATCAGCATTTAATCTAATACCACGTGGCCCCACATTTAAAGCTTGAGCCACTCCGTTATCATCATATCTGATTGTTGTTCCATCTGTAACGTTTTGGACAATCTCGTTTAATATGTTTGAAAGTGTACGATTGGTTGCATTAAACTCTTCTTTAGTAGTTCTTAATTTGATTTCCTTACCATTTTGTATAATTTGAGAACCATAGCGAGTCAATGTTTTCCTCTGTGCATCTGTGCTTTCTTTGACCTTGTTGTCTGTATAAGCATTAGCTTTCTTTTCAGCGTTTCTAGCCTTTAGTTCTGCGTTTTGTTTTGCCTCTTCAAGTTTAGCTTGAGCATCTTGTATAGCGCGTTGCTCTTCTTCCGAAATTTTACCATCAGCATACGCTTGCGATTCCTTCTCTTTAAGATCATCTTGAGCATCAATGTATGATTTTAAAGCTTCTTGCGCTTCTTGATTTGCTTGTTCAATACTTGCTTTAATCTCAGGATTATTGGACAAATCACTTAACTGGTCATCAGTATATTGTTTTTGTTCTTCCAATCCGTTTCGATATTCGTTTAACGTAACTTTATCTTTGATTTCACCTTTTAAAGTCGTTCTCTCAGCTTCAGCAGTATCTAAACGTTCAACAATACCGTCTTTGTCTGTTTTATAGTCCGATGTTTTTACATAGTCACGTAATTGTTCTTTTGTGGATTCTCTAGCTGCTTCAATAGCTGATTTAACAACATTAGGTTCTCCGACTAACTGCAAATCTTCATTCACCGTTAAACCAAATTTTGTTGCTATTATTTCCAACGCTTCTTTATATTTTTCATCAGTGTATTGTGACTGTAATAATTTAAATCTATCTGAAATGGCGATTTTGACATCTTCTACATCTGTATAAACATCTTGTAATTTCTTTCTATACTCAAGAAATAAAGCTTGTGTATCTACCAACCGACCAATCGTTGCAGTTTCGGGTGTCATAGATTCTAAATTATTTTTAATTTGATTATAAACATCAATCACAGCGTCTAAACTTGCTTGTAAGTCCGCTTTCAAATCATTATCTACTAAGTACTCGCTATTCAGTAATTCTGTAGCTTCTGACAAAAGACTAGCGTGTTGTATAGATAAATTAATAAAAATATTGTTTAATTCACTGAATAGCGCTTTCTCTCTTGTTATACCACCTAATTTTTCAACATCATTTGGTGTTGCTTCAATCCATCGACCATTCCAATATCTACGCAAGACAGCAACATCAGGGTTACTTGTATCATACCAAAGCATATCATTGACTGGATTTTCTGGCGGTGTATCACTTTTGTGTATTTTGCGTTCAAAGTATTCTAATTCACCATCTACAACATCTTTAACTATAGTGTTGATATTGCTAATATTGTCGTTTAATTTTTGGTGTATTAGGTTTAATCGCTTGTTAAACTCTTCTCGTAATTCTGATTCTTTGAACTCTTTAGGTTGACCGAATGTATATGTGCTATTTTCTGAAATTATGTTATATTCTTCAGCAATAACTTCTGCCTCTACATACAATGGCGGGTTAAAATCTCTATGTTTTACTCTGACTGTATCGCCAATTGATATAATCTCGTGCGGATACGTAACTTCCAAATCAGTAGAAGTAATCTCATATGACATAACTGCCGACTTACGTTTATTTAACTCTGTTTTGGCTAAAGAACTTAATCGTGTTTCATTCATATTTTGATCATCTGATTGTGGTTCATATATCCCCCAAATATAGCGCATAGGTAGGTTGAATTGACTTTGCGCTTCGTCATCTGTCACAACTAGCTCTAAACGCTTCCCTTTGTCATTTTCGGGTCCCACAGCAATTAATGCTGTTTTGATTTCTGACATATCAATCTTCCTAGTTAACCCGACTAAATCTTTACCATATTCAATTTCTTTACCTTTGAATAAGCTGTTTTTCTTTTTGAGTACTACATATCTACCTTTGACGGTATTAGAACTAAGCTCTATATAAAAATCCAATACCATTTTATAGGTTGTACATAATTGCTTTAAAACTTCATATCTAGTTTGATAAGAAGTCCATGACGTAGTACGTAAGCCATCGTATTCGGTTTGTTCAGAAACTTCCCAACCTGTATCGCTCAACACATCTTTCAATGCTTCTGAAGTTGTCTTTTTCTCAAATTTGCCTGGTGCATACGGTTTAGCTGTTGTTATATCAGCAAGATAAGACGCTATACATTCTATCTCTGTGTAGCCGTCCATCGTATCTTGAACCCAGTTAATAATAAATTCACGCCATTGTTTGTTTGAATCCCTTATAATAACACGATGTCGTTCACGGAACTTTTCAGCTCTTTCTGATGATATGAGCAGTTCAAGCATTTCTGAATTGTCATTAACATTACGTTTATGAATCGCTCTAACTAAGGAAGGGTCATCAGTAGAAAGGAAATCTATAATCTTGTCGTTAAAATCTAAAACATGTATCACACTCTCATCTCCTTTCTATAAATATCTATCTTGCCATTTAACCGTCGTATCAAAGACGTTTTCAGGTTGTATGATTAATTCACTGTACCCAGAATCAACATTGAAATAATTACTTCCAAACGATTTCTCGCTCAACATTGGTTCCTCATTGATGACAACACTTTTTGCTTGCATATCTATTTTCACTAAATCACCTTTTTGTATAATGACATCCCTTGCGCCTTTCGGTTTCGGTAGAATCTCCGTATTGAATGAACCTAATCCATTCATCTCCATCCACTTATAACCTTTATACTTCGCACTATAGATAGCTATGATAGAAGCTGGACGCTGATAAAACTTACCGCCATCTATCCACTCTTTCTCATCCATATCAATAGGTTTACGTCTATCTGGGTCTTTAATGTGATCAAATTTCCAAGTTTTAATAGAAAATTTATTACCTACTCTTCTGAGCCGCATATAAACAACGATTCTGTCCAAGTTATACATTATCGGTTTATTCTGATAGTCGTATATCTTTTTGGGGTCTCCTTTTTGGTTATACAACGTAACAACAATATGTCCTATTTTTCTATCATGATATTTATTTTCATAACCAATAGAAGCAAGTAACTTACCATCACTATCATAAATATGTTGTGCTGTTCTTCCGGCACCTTTACCTTTTTGTTCAACAATACATTTATAGGTAATTTGAAAATCTGTCATCGCTTTAGGGAGCCCTCGTTTCGTGCCAGCACCAACCCAACCTTTTGCATCAGGAAAATTAGTTGCTTTATATCCTTCGCCAAGATTGGATATCACAAAGTCACCGCCGACCTTACCACCTAAGTCATTACTTGGAATATCTTCAGTAATCATCTTAGTCCAACCTTTGAAATCACGAAACTCACTATGATAAACAGGAGGCATGTAATCCTTAACTTCTTTGGTTACCTCATCATCACCAACCATAAAATAATCTTCATCATTTTTAGTGATCATAAAGTAACTAGATGGTTTAATTGCTCGGGCTTCAACAATTAAAGGAGTGTCAGCAGTCCCACTATTTACAACTGAAACTTGGTCTGAAATCGCGGTGTTTTTGTTTCCAGTTACCGAGTATTTATAAGGATCTGTTAACACTACTTTTATAGTGAACTTCACTGAACCTCTTGGGTTTTTCGGTAATTTTAATGGACCATCAAAATATGCAAACCAATACCAGTTTTGAGATTTGAATTTAAGTTTTTTAGGTGTTAAATCTTTAATATTGAAGAACTTGACCAATGCTTCTAATATATCATCGTGTGTTTTTTCTCCACCTGGTGACAATTTTTCGTTTCGAATAATTAATGGTAAATCAAATTCGATATCATTTAAATAACGATTCTTAACAATAGATCCCGCTCTACCTTTTACGTTTTCTTTTTCAGTAACAAAATTAAAAGAGGGTATCTCGAACCCTCTTTGCACAACCAGCCATCCAATTGTTTTATTGTCTATTTGAATTGTATCTTGCATTAGATTATCGTGCCTCCTCTTCTAAATCTAACTCTTGTAGATTCGTGACGCTCTCGTTTATCGATAGAATTATTTACCTCATCTTCAAACACATACTTATTAATAACTGGTTCGTAATCCTTATCTGCAATAACTTGATTAGACTCAACCAAACTAACCAAACAATTAATAACCGCATCTAGTTTATTCTCCAATGTATGAATATAGTTTGTATCACTATTACTTATACTTGGATTTGGTAAGTTGTTTGGTCGCTTATTTTTAGAGCGGTTATCAATATCGTTAGCAGCTAAAGCTAATAATTTGTGTGCTTCGTTCGCTCTACTTGGATCAGTAGGTATTATCCACTCTGGATATCCTTCTTCCCCTAAGTGATACAATCCGTTATAGACTTTGCCACCAGTAGCATATGCGTAATCACCAGCGCGTTTGAACGCAGCTCTCCATGAGCCTGTTCTTGGTACCCATTTACCCACAATATATCTCATAGCCGATATAGCTTGATGAGTTGGGTTGAGAGGATTATTGTAACCCGACTTTGCGTACGCTCTAAATGAAGGATCTATCATTTGGAACATACCTCTTGAAGGTATACCAGCTCTTGCGTTGCTATCCCAATTATTGACTGCATTAGCTGTATAATTGGATTCACGACTCGCAACACGCATCATCTCGTTAGTAATCCAACTCGCCTTATACCTTCCTCCTAAAATATTTTGAGCAGCCTTAATAGCTCGTCTAGCATTAGCTGCACCATTACCACCGGGTGTACTTTTGCCGCCCCCATTATTCTTTCTTAACCACGGTAACGGGTCTCTATGTCTTCCATTCCAACGCATCTCATAATGTAAGTGAGGTCCTGTACTAAACCCCGTATTCCCCGATATACCAACAGTCTGTCCGACCCTAACTTGTTGACCAGTTTTAACTTTATATTTAGATAAATGTGCATAAATAACTTCTAAGGCGCCCTTTACAATTTTCACCCATTTTCCATAACCACCATTATGAAAAGGCATAACTTGTGCTCTACCATTAATGGTTGATGGAACAGGTTCGTAAATGTAATCAAAATCCAGACCTTCATGGAATGGGCGTCCGGTTTCTCGTGTATAAGCAGCAGTGTGACCGTATAAGTAACGTAATTTATTCATATCTAATACACCGCCATCACCCGACTCTGCGAAAGCATCCTCAAGCCACTTGATTGCACTTTTCTTAATCTTAGACCATGCAGCTTTTGTTATATCGCCAGCAATACCCATACCTTTAGTTAGAGAACTGAAATCAACTCCAAACGCTTGAAGTACATAATTTAAAAGTTTGCCTGGATTATCGATAAAGTCCATGACATCACCAACTTTATCGCCAAGCCACTTTGTACCTTTACCTATTTGATCTTTTGTCCAGTTAAATGCCGATGATGCACCGGATTTAATATCTTTCCACATAGTACCTATGCTAAATCTTGGAAGCGTTCCATTTAACATTGAATAAGTTTGTGCGCCGTTATATACTATTGAACCTTTAGGTAAGTACGCTGTCGTATCTGTATTAGGCGTAAGTACCCGTTTGCCATTAGGGAATTCAATCATTTCATTTCTGAAACCATTCGGACCATTTCCACGTCCTTTATCCCCAACCGTAGCGAACGTATCCCGCGCAATCTTACCGTTCTTAACTAATCTTGTAGTAGTATGCGTATGTTCAGTACCAGTGTGTAACTTCGGTATTTTGTCCATACCCAACTTACCACCGACCCAGTTTAAACCTTCAATTAATTTATTAAGACCTCTTTTAACAGCGTCTACCATACCACCGATATGATCTTTAATTTTACCAATGATAGATTTTAAACCGTCACGCATGCTTCCAAAGATGTTACGCACTCTATCCCATAAGCGACCAGCTATACCTACAGTGTTATCTTTAATAGAGTTCCAGATGTTTGACATCCAATTTCTTAATTTAGTAAATATATCTTTCGTCGCATTCCATAAACTTGTGAATTTAGACCTTACACCCGTAAATAACGAATGAGCCTTGCCGACGGTATTGCTTTTGATATTATTCCACGTACTAGATAACCAGTTTTTCATATTAGTGAAAATAGATTTAACACTATTGAATAAGAAACCAAAAATACTTTTTGTTGCATTCCAAATTGCCGATAATGATTTCTTGAAAACGCCTATTATAGCAACCCATATAATAGTTATTAAACCTTTAAGTAATCCACCAAAGTATCTCACTACACCTAGAATTTTACCTACAAACCACAGTTGTATTAAATTCCAAATTAACTGCACAGTACCTTTCAGTATCATTACAATGCCGTCCCAAACGCCTCGCCAGTTTCCTGTGAAAAGACTAGAGAACACTTTGATAATACCCAAAATAATATTAATAGCCCCTTGTATTACACCTTTGATATTTTCCCAAGTGCTGACAATCAAAGCTTTAACCGCCGGCCAAATAAATTGCATCACTTGCCAAATCGCAAACATGATTGGTTTAATAATAAAGTTAAAAATAAATTCAAAGGTTGCTTTAATGAAACCAGCTATATTTTGCAAAGCTTGTGTTATTTCTGAGCCGTTCTCTTTCCAGAAAGAGGCTAATTGAGCGCCTATCTCTTTGGCGAAACCAACGATTTCATCAACTACTTTAAAGAAAGTTGTTCTAATCGTATTAACTACATTTTGTATTCCTGCTACAGTTTCGGGTGGAAATATCTTCTCTAGGGTAACCGCGCCTTTACTATCACCTTTGAATAAATCAAAGAAACCTTGTAACGCTAGTTTAGCTGCTTTAAATGCGTTTGCTACACCAGAGATTGCCTGATTTACAATATTTCTAAAAGTTTCTGAACGTTTATAAGCTTGATAGAAAGCTATGCCAATACCAACTAATGCACCTACAATTAATGTTATAGGTAACGTTAAACTGGATATCGACATACCTAAAATCGGAAATAGTTTAACAAGTGATGCGATTTTAGTTCTTAAAAACGCGAATATACCACCAGCTTTATTAACGTTTATTAACAAGGGTCCTAAAACTGTCATTGCATTCCCCATCACGCTGATAAATAAACCGAACATAAAAACTAAAGGACCTAAAACTGCTGCAAATAATCCAAACCCAACAACCGCTAATTGAATTGACGTTGGTAATTTAGTAACCCATGTCACTACTTTGCTAAAAGCACTTACTATAATCTTTAGTGCTGGTTCTATTCTGTCATAAATCGTTAAGGCTAGTTCTTCTAATTGCGACCTTAAAGTTCTTAATTTCCCACCTAAACCAGATTCCATTGTATCGGCCATTCTTTTAGATGCGCCGGTAGATGAATCTATAGATCTGGTTAACTTTTGATAGTCTTCATCAGAAGCATTTATAATCGCTAATGCTCCTGACATCGCTTCTTTACCAAATATTGTAGCTGCAGAACTAGCTTGTTGGTCTTTTGAAAGATGTTTAAATTTTTCCCTCAGTTGATCTAAAAGCTTTCGCATAGGAATCATTTTCCCATTACTATCTGTAATAGATATTCCTAAGCGCTCCATTTCATTCCCCATAGCTCTAGTTGGACTTGAAAGATTGGTGAACATTGTTCGTAACGCTGTACCTGCTTTTTCACCTTTGATACCAGCATTACTCATTAAACCTATCGCAATAGATGTATCTTCAATCGTGTAACCTAACGCACCTGCTACAGGAGCGACATATTTAAAAGCTTCTCCGAGCCCTCTAACATCCGTATTTGCCTTCGAGCTAGTTTGTGCTAAAACGTCCGAAAAATGACCACTATCCTTTGCTTTTAAACCAAATGCCGTTAGTCCATCTGTAACAATGTCACTTACTGCTCCCAGTTCTTCGCCAGATGCTGCCGCTAAATCCATAACTCCACTTAAACCTTCCATCATTTGCTTAGAATCCCAACCAGCAAGTGCCATGTAATTTAATGCTTCAGCCGAATCTGATGCACTAAATTTTGTTGTTGCACCCATTTCGCGAGCCTTTTTCTTCAAAGCTTCAAACTCTTCCCCAGTAGCACCTGAAGTTGCTTTAACTTTTCTCATACTGTCATCGAATTCAATACCTTTTTTAGCTGCTACAGCAAACCCAGCAACCACCGGCGCAGTTACATACATAGTCATGTTACGGCCTACATTTTTCATACTGTTACCAATTTCTTGAAGTTTAGGACCAAAATTATTAAAGTTGGTACCAAGTTTTCCCATTGCAGTATTTAATGCTTTCTGCTCTCTTTGCATGTCTTTTAATTCTTGTGTGGCTTGGTTTAACTCTCGCTCATATTGGTTTAATTTAGCGTAAGCTTCATTGTATTTAGCAGCCGCAGCTTGTGTCTTTGCACTGTTTTCACCAGTTTCTTTACTAAGTTTGTCATAACTATCTTTCAGCTCTTTAGTAATCTGGGCTTGAACTTTTTGTTTTTTACTCAAACCTTCGACTTTTATCTTCGACTTTTCTAATGAATTATCATATCTAGAAAATTGTGATAAATTAGCCGAAAGCTCACGCGAAACCATTTTCATTTGCCTATTTAAACCTGTCACACCTCTATTGAATCCAGAACCATCTAAATCAACCTTTATGACCATATTACCTATAGGATTAGGCATTTAAAAACCTCCTTTCTTCCAAGATGTAAATAAAAAATCAACCTTTAAAGGCTGATTAAAAAATATCTTTAAAACTTTTCGCAGTTCGCTTTGTTTCAATCTTCGATTCGACAATGTCTAAAAAGAAGTGTATCGGCATGTTAGCCACTTTTTCTGCATCCATGCCTTTTTCTATCAAATCTTTAGCTATTTTCCTGTAATTGTTGTAGACAGCTTCAGGTGTTAAATCTTCTTTTCTTACTTCTGATTCTCTGTCACGAACTTTTTTGTATCACTAGGTTCCCCGCCTGTGATACGTCCAATTAACTGTCCAATCTTTTCAATACCTTCTTGACCATTTGGCAATCCTTTTTGAAGTTCTATACTAGTGAATTGATTGTCAAAAGCTTCAACAATGAAATCCAAAACTTCTTCTAGCACTTCCATTTGTAAAGCCATGTTGTCTTCGATTTCTTCTTGTTTATTTTTGTATTCTTCTTGTTCTGTCACGCTTAAGTTATTAAATTCTTCTTCTGTTAACTCTTTAAAATCAGAACCCTTAAACGCTTTGTTAAGTTTTAAACCTAATTTTGAACCTTGAATTGTTTCAAACAAAGTAATAATTGGTTTTGCTAAATATTTTTGATATTGAGGCTTTCCTGTTTTTGTAAATCCTGTAATTAATTCAATTGATGTACGTTCCATTATTAATTTCCTACTTTCTTTTTTAGTTTGGCCAAAATAAAAAGAGGGCGTTAAGCCCTCACGTTTACATTTCTAAATTAGATTGTACTGTAACTTGCACTGTGTCGGTCTTCTTGCCTGAAGTCGCAGTAACGGTTGCGCTACCTTCCGCTAAACCTTTAACAAGCCCTGATGACGAAACGCTAGCATACGTTTGTCCTTCAGTTACTGCATAAGTCACTTTCTGTCCAGATGGTTCAGTTGTAGCTGAAAGTTGTTTTGTTTCATCAACTTTTACCGTAACTTGTTCATCGCTTATGTTTACAGATTTTACTTCAACTTTTTCAGTTTTTTTCATTTCTTTTTCTACAGATTCTGTAGTTTGTTCACCACGACTAGACATGAATTCATCATAAGTTTTACCAAATGTCTCCATGAATACATAGTCACGACCTGTAGTGCTTCCTTTTGCATCATAACCAGTGACATGTGAACTTTCATCAAACAAACGATCAATAAAGTTACCTTCTACATCGTCATTTTGGAATTCAACCTTATCTTGTTTTGTTTGACCTTTGATGCTTGAACGTGTGAATTTACCTTTGAATAGACCAACCCATTCAGAAGACTCATCATGATTACGTCTTTCGAACACAATTGCTACATCTGGTGGAATATCCTTAGCTCCATATTTATAACCGCCTGTACCTTTTTTAGCACCATTCAAGAATGCTTTATCGTCAGCAGGAACAGTAACAAATGTTGTTTTAACACTCAATTTACCATTAGATACAGCAGTTGCAGCAACCATATCATCTCCGTAATCTTCTTCAGTATCTTGTGGTCTATCTACTTCAATCTCTTTTAAAAATCGAATTCGTGTCCCAGCGCCTGTTTCCCATTCTTTTTCAGTATCTTTTAAAATCGGCGCATAATAAAAATTAGATACACCAATCGCAATACCTGAAACGCCAGTATCCGCAAAGTGTTGTAAGTTTAATTTTAAAAATCTTGGTGCTTGTTTCAATTTTTTAATCATTTAATTTTCCCCCAATTTCATTGATAAAATCGAGCCTTTTGCTCTTATAATATGTCTGAATGACATGACGTCACTTTCGTATAACGGTTCTCTATAGTAACTTTGAAAATTCGCTTTCTTTAGCGACTCTACTATTTTTTCAGCCTGTTCATTCGGTTCATCCTCAGACCACCAAATATCAATTTGATAATTATACTCCCTAGTAAATTCACTATCATCAGCGTATTCATCAGGGTTAAATGGTAGTGGGTATATCCGCACAATTGGCTTATTGGTTTTTTCGTGAAAATGGTCATCTACTGTATAGTTAAATACATGTGATTCTTCTGTAACATTTTCTTTAATAATTGTATTTCTAATCAAATTAGTAATGTTAATCATTTTTGCAACCTCTTTGCAGTAGCAATCATTGTTTTTAAAACTTTATCTTTACCCTGTTTCTCAGTTTTGGTTATGAATAGTTGCGGACTTTGGTACATCGTTCCGAACTCTGTTGCATGAATACGATGAGAAACACCTTTTGTATAACCTACTGTAACTATTTTCTCGCTTGAGTCTCTATCTGTTTTCACATTAGAGACACCTATATGTTCGCGAGCGTGTTTTTTGGTGTCAGCGAAAGGTGTATTACTTTTTAAAAGTGGGACTAATGACATAGCCCCAGCTTTAATAATCGCATTGCCGTTCAGATTCATTTTTAAAACTGCATTCTTTAAACCCTGTTCAATGGTGTTTTCCTCAATTTTAGCTCCCACTATATAACCACCTCACCATACACACGTAGATAAGATTTATCTTGATAATCCGATTTAACATACTTAATGTTATATCTTTGGCTTTCGTGCGTAATGTAATGTTTGTTTGAGGGTTTATAATCGCCTCTAGGATCTCTGATAATAATAGTTTTTATAAATTTACTACCTGTATTCAAGTTGGTCTGTGTATCAGATTCTTTAGCTTCTCGTATACATGCATAACATGAATATAAAACTTTCGACTTTGGTTTTGCTGGATTACCATTTACTCGTTCGCTGATATCTTGGCAAAAATCGACACGCTCAGTTAATTTGTTTGAATTAAATTTCATCTTCTTCACTCTCCAAATATCGTTCAAATGAATCTCTCAACTTATGAACAGTACTTAAAACCATATGAGGTGCAAGTGATAAATTTCTATCCTGATAAGCGATACGATTTTCAAAATAATAATTAGCCAAAGGGTATACAGCACGAGTAAAAAGAGGGTTACTTTTAAACCAGTCTTCGTATTCAATATAATCATCTGTAACAGCACTGACTATTTCATAAAAAGCCCAACTATAATAGGTTTCTAGTAATTTATCTTCAGAGTTATGATCTATTTTGCAATGCATTTTTAGTAACTTTAGTTCAGTGGTTGTCAATTGCATCAAATCACCTATTCTTCTTTGACACGTTCTAGTATTACACCGTGTTCTTTCAGCTTTTTGTTGACATAATCAGCACGCTTTACTGTCATTTCAACATGTTTACCGCTTTCCAGATATTCCCCTTTTTCTAAGTCAGTATAAGATTTCTTTACTTTGAACATCGCCATAAGCTTTCACCTCTTTATATATTTTTTAATAGGTACTTACGCTTCTAAACTAACGTCTCCAACATTTTTCGTATCTTCATAATTAATAACAATTGCAGATTTTTCATCTAAGATACGGCAATCTTGACGTACAGCTACCATTAAACATTCACCGAAATGCATGTAATCTGTCCAGCCAGCTTGATATTGTGAACGGTCAAACAATACAATTGCATCTTTTAGATTACCGAAAATCAATGTCTCGTTTGCTTTTTCTCCTAACATTTCATCTGGTAAGATTTCAACTTTAGCACCTAGTAAACGTTGTTGCGTTTTTTCTTTAACATCTGGTTGAATTAAGTAATTTCCGTTTTTGTCTTTCATCTTATCTAACTTAGCAAACATTGTTTGAGATACAATAGCAATATTGTGCTCGTAATTTGGTTTGATGTTAAGGTTAACAGCATCTTTCAACCCGTCGATACCTTTTGCAGCAACTTTTTCTAATTTTAATTGCTTGCCACCTTCTCCTTGAGAACCATTTTTCAACACATCAATAATTGCTTGATTACGCGTTGCAGCAATTGTGCGCGCCATCCATAATTTCAATTCTTGTAGTACATTAACTTTGCTATCTTCAATAGATTCACGTGAAATACGGAAGTAACCACGATGCGTTTTAATGTCATAAACCAATTGATAAAACGGTTTAACCGCTAATTCTGGGTTTTCAGCTAATTCTTCAACTTCAGGAAGTGCAGCAACAGATGATTGACGTACAACTGGATACTTACCTGAACCGCTAGGTGCTTTTTTAACTGTGACATACTTATCTAAATTAAATTCGACTTCTTTTAACGTAAGGATATCTGTCACAACCTCTTCCGGAATTAATACGAAACCAGAATCCGTTTTCAAAGAACCGCCTTTAATAGTATTTTCATCACGAGTTTCAAGGTATTCTGAAAAGTCTCTAACTTCTTGTGATGTTACTTTTGTATTTTGAATCGAAATACCTAATTCGTTTATATTCGCTTGTTGTTGATAAGAACGCGCTTCGTTTACAACAACTGGTTGTGGGTCATCCTCTGAACCCCCGTCTTTTTCTTTTAATTTATCTAATTCTTCTTGCTTTTCTTGAATTTGAGAACGTAAATCAGTAATTTCTTGTTCTAATTCTTCTGCTCTTTCTAACTCATCGTTATTAAGCGCTCGCGTTGCATACTTAACTTTCAAATCAATTTGTCTTTTGATGTCTGAAATCTCAGATCGTAACTCTTCTTTTGTTTTCATTTAATTTCCTCCTAAAATTGGCATAAAAAATAGACATCGCTATATTCAGCATGTCCAATGGTTGTATTTGATAATGGTGTTCAACTTCACCAAATCTTATTTAATATTGAATGTTTCTTTAGTCTTAATTCTAATTCTTTTTTACGTTGCTCTTTTTTAATACTTTCAATACTACGTAATGCAGGTTTAACATCCGTATCTTTATACGCTGGATAAGTTACTACAGAGACATCTGTAAGTTTACGAATTGCTGTCAAAGTGCGTTTGTAGATGTTTTCTTGTTCATCAAAACGCATTTCATCGCCTTTGTCGTCAAGCATGAAACCAAACGAACATTGATTAATGTTACCTACGCGCATGTTCTCGTATAAATCACGCGCAAATGTTGTATTTGGCAACTTACAACGATATTTAAGTCCGACATCGTCAGTTTCGAGTTGCAAAGTACCTGACTTTGTCCTACCGATTATTTGCGACGGGATATGATCTACTAAACAACGTACATCAGATAAATCAGTGTTTTCTAAAGCGCGACGCGAAATCGTTTCTTTAAAGCCACCAAGATTTTCAGACCAAGTGTCGAACTTTAAGGCATATCCCTCGATGACCATTTCATTATCATCGTTTGAACGTACTTCAATAATGTTACCAACTCTCGTTTCCTTACTCATTTTCCTCACCTCCTCTTTAGAAGAATGTTGCTCAAAATAATCATGTATGCGTTGTTTGAATATTTCTTTATTAGGCCTGCTGTCATCTTTTTCAAGGCGATTCAAACATTCCTCTTCCGTCGCTTCAACCTCTTCAATATCATAGTCACAATTTTCAAGTTGACGATTTAACGAGTCAGTCATATTGCACGTCAAAAGGTAAAAATTTTCAAAATCTTTATTTGTTTGAGAATCATTTATAAATATTTTTCTGAAACCAGCGATTATATGTTTAGCATTTTCATTATGATCATGAATATCTAAATGAGTAATAGCACGTTGCACCAAATCCCAATCAAACACTACATCCTTGTCTGATAATCTCTTTTGAACCATTGTTGATTTGCCAGCACAAGGCGGACCTTTGATCACAATTAATTTAGCCATTTTCATCATCACCTTTCAGCTTATTATCAATGCGTTTTGATTTATTCATTTGATATTCATCCACCAGCGCAATATTCACATGATTCAAATCAACCCTGTGAATACTTCCGTAACCATCTGGAATCGGTGCCAAGCCATCTCTTTGTCTTATTTCATCAATATTCATTTTTCCTGAACCAATATTGATTTTATCGATTTCAGCTTGCGTTTTTTCATCAACCACACGTATTTCAGTGGTGTCAAATTTAAATTCACGGTTCACATCTTCGTGTTCGTTATTAAACTTGAAATTCAATTCCGCACAAACACAAGTGATATAAGGTTTTAACGTTGAGAGATAATCAAGGTTTGCGTCAGTGATACTCATATTCGAAGTTTCTATACCGAATTTATGCAAAGGAATGCCAAACACACCTGCTATCTCTCTTGTAGATGATTTATTTTCTCTAATAAGCTTTAAAACTTCTGTATCAACCTCTAATTGGTCAAATGTCATAGATTCATCTAAAACAACGACTTTACCAGCTTGTTTTGTCCCGCTAAAAGCTTTGTGAAACTCCTCTCTTGCTCTATTTCTTGCAGTCTTATTTTCCAGAACGCCCTTCATCTTCAATATACCGCCCGCATGCGTACCGTTACGTAAGAAATTATTGAGGAAATCCTTGCCGTTATTATCAGATTCAATAGTCCTACTTAAAGTATCTAGTAGTGATAAACCGTTTATACCGTCTAAGGAATAAAATTTAACATCTAGCATGTCACTGAATTTAATATTACGTTGAATTCTTCTACCGTTATCATCTACTCTTTGGTGAAAATAATAAGGTTGCCCTCTTCTGTCTGACTTCAATTCAACTTCTGAGGTTTTCCTAAACGTTAAATTTGTTGGTTTACCGATTTTATCGCGAGCAATCTCGACATATCCATGTGAAGTTAATAATGCGCTGGCAAATACAACTAACTTGAAAATATAACCGTTATACATCGGATTAGGACGATTGTTCAATAGGTTTACAATCTTATTGCCATAATCAATTTGTCCATTCGATATTAACCTAATTGGCATACGTGCTAAATCAGATGCAATCATCATAACTGCAGTAAATATATCGCTATGTTTAATAGCTTCTATACCCTCATATTCGCGTAGTTTTGTTCCTTGAAAGCCAGGTAACGTTTGTACCATCATTTGCAAATCTTCTTCGTTGTATTTTAAATCACGCATTTCAGTTTTATAAAAAATACCCAAGATCAATGCCTCCTTTCTTGATTGCTTTCATGGTTTAATATCAATGAAATAACTATTAAAATAATGCCAGTTGCTAGCAATCCCATGTTCTGACTAAAAGTTTTATATATAGAGATATTCACAATACATAATCCTAATAAAAAAAGGATGCTAACTAAATTAGCAACCAATAAATGAAAGACATCAGTTATTTTATTTAAATTCATACTGTCACCACCTTTAAAACCCAAACTCTTCACTTTCGTATATTTTTGTCCAATCTTCTTGGAACTCATGCATTCTTGCTTCAGTAAAAGCAGTTATTATCGAAATAATAGGGTCTATTTTCTGTCTATTAATTTTCTTATTGATTTTTACATTATCCTCTCCATCTCGAATCAAAATAGCGTTATTGACTGCTGTTGTAAGTAATGTATTATCACTATGTTGTATTCTTTTGTCTGCAACCCACATTCTAAATTCTTTGATCGATTGCGATAACGCTTTAAAACTCTGTCCCACTTCAATAAGCGGCCAATCTAAATGCATAGATTCAATGGTTGTAACAAAACTTTGAGCATTCCACGGGTCATAACAGACGGCTTTTACGTTTAAATCATGCGTTTCTATAAAATCAATAATGAATTCTATAACTTGTTTATAATCTATCATTCCGCTTTCTGAGCGAGTTGTTTCTGCTTCGCCTTTTTCAATCACTAAATTATAATTTATTTTATCTCTTTTAATCTTCTGTTCTAAATTAGTTCTTAAACCTATAAAAGAATGACTATCTAAAAACACACTTTTATTATCAGTAGGGAAAATAAAACCTACAGAGGTTAAGTCGTCCAGCCTTGATAAATCGACTCCTATATAAACATCTTTACCTTTGATATCAGGTGTATTTGTTACTGCTTGTTCCCAATCTGTTATGTCAAGAAGACTATCTTCTCTTTGTGCTTGCCACAGATTAAAATTTTTAATTAATATTTTGTGATACGACGTACCTTTTTCTAATTCATCTTGTATATCAGACTTAATATTTTGTAGAATTGTTTTTCTATGCTCTTTCGATTCCAAAAGTGGCATGGCTTTTATCCACTTCGCTTCATCTTGAACCTCGTCTTGCGAATCCATTTCAGCACAATATACAAAATAATTATCAGCTTTAACTTTACCTTCTAAAATACGTCTAATATATTTGTACTCTTGATACATTTGACTGTTCAAATTATCCCCAGCTGTTGAAACAAGCAATGTCAAAGGGTTCTTTTGCAATGTCATACCCGTTTTAAACCTTGAATACATTTCATCGTCTGGCATACTTGCTAATTCATCTAAAATAGCAACTGTAGGGTCTTTACCATCAACCGCATCTGGGTTATTGGACAGAGGCGCAAACACCGAACTACTTAATACATCTTCAATGTCCGTCTTTCTTACGTCTGTTTTTTCACGGATAAGCTTACTTTTACTACGCATTAGGTTTACTTGTTGACTTGCCATCTTGAATATTGTTTGTGCTTGTTTATAAGTTGATGAAGCTACATAAATCTGTCTGTTGAACTTAGGGTATTGTCCGAAAAGTAATTCGTTTACAGACATACCAGATACAATCAAAGATTTACCTTGTTTTCTAGCCATACTTATGTAAGCTTTAGTAAACATCCTGTACTGACCTCTACGCCAGCCGTACAAACTACCAACAATAAACTTTTGAAATTCCATCAGTGGCATAGGTTCGTTTGTTTTGGGATCTGGTAGCATTTCGACAAATTCAATCGCTTTATTAGCCAAACGATTGTCCCAATAACAACCATTCGGCGGATTCTTTATAAAAGAAAGGTGACGTTTACACACTTGTATGTTTTTCTTACTTGCTAATATTTCACCTGAAACCACCTTTTTTGCATATTGAGTAACATAATCTATCATTAGTCATCACTCGCAAATTTCATATACGGGTCATCGTCTTCTTTTTCTTCAGGAACCATAATACGCAATCGACTATCGATAGTTAAACCTAAAGTATTAGCTGTTTGTTGCATTCGAATACCCGCTTTTTCTTTAACGTTGAACGCTGGATTGACCTTTTTGTTTCCTCTGTCGTCTTCTAACATCAAGTCTTCACGTTCTAAAATTAAACTTGCTTTAACAAAATCGCTATAAAAGCTACAATATTGTGCTAATTGCGCTTTATCTAGGTTTGAAATTGGCAATTCTTGCATGTGCGGTACAATTCTTAGGTATTCTTGTTTCGCTACTTCATCTAAAAAGTGTGGTGGTTCAGTATCAATTTTAGAAAATTTATTTAATTGAGCTTCTTGACGCTCTTTTTCAATAATTTCTTCTTTTGTATAATTCTTATTCGAATTTGACAAAAGCTTCTTCGGTCTACCCGCCATAAATTAGCACCTCCTATTAAAAAACTTAAATAAAGGGAATTCTTCGTTAGTATATATGGGCATCGTTTCGCGAGGCTATTATTACCACCCCCGTTATTTGATGCGGGGGACTTCCCTTCGTTCCTTTTTCGTCTTTTTGTTGTGACATTCAAAGCACAAAGGCTGCAAGTTTTCCTTTTCCAACCGTTTTGACCAATCAACTTTTGTTGGAATAATATGGTCAACCATTTGCGCTTGTCGTCCACACAATCTACAAATATAATCATTTTCCATCAGTACGATTCCACGCAATCTCTTCCATTGACTTGAGTTATAAAATCTTACATACTCTGGATCGTTTCTACGTCTCACATCATTGTAATTATCATTTACATATCGTTTGTGTTTATCACAATAACTTTCATTATGATTAATCAATGTGTTACATGTTGGATGACTACATCGTTTCATGATAGACAATGTACATCACTCCTTGTTCACTTTCTTAACATCTTGCATATTCACCTGTCTATCGTCTTCATCATTGCTAATTAATAACAAGTTTCCTATTACTCCATCGACATAATACTCACTACCATGTAACAATACTTTGTCGCCTTGCTTTATACCATTGTCCACATCGATAGATTGATTAGGTTTGTTCATCATAATAGCGTTAACACTATGACCAGCTATCGCATCTAAGTTAATACCTAGCACGTTAGCTAGGTTAGCTATATTCCATAACGATTCGCTAAGTTCGTTTATCATAATTCCTTTATCTATCGGCACATTACAAAACATATGTTGTTTAATTAGATCTGTGACATTACCTGTAGATTGAGATAATCCTAGACCGTAACAAGTAATAGATTCATTTAAATTCAATTCATCATTGTGTGTACGTGTAGCTATCTCTTGATACTTTGATATCTCCATTCTCCACCTCTTGTTTATAAAAATAAAAACCCTCACTTAATGTGAGAGTTCAAAATAAATATAAATGTTTTGCTACGCAGCTATTATAATAAAAAATAATATGTCATATCAAAATTAGTCCGATGTGTACGATTTGTACGATGTGTCCGAACTGTCCGATGTGTACGATGTGTCGGTTTCTTGTTGCAAGTTATAAAGTATATTTACTATATCTTTTACTCTAGAATAAAAATTGTCTCTGCCTATATCAAGAATGCTCATGATCCTATTATGGCTTTCTCGTTGTTTTAACATTTGTAAAATATGATAATCTTTTTCATTCGTGATGTATTCTTCATATTCATCAATGAACGCTATCTTCTTAATCAAGTAATCGTACTTTCTAAGCGCTTTGTTTTTGTTTATAACTTTCACTAAAACTTTATTGCTAGTCGTGCCTTTTGCTTTTGGCATCGCAGATTGATAACCATATTGTGCAATTGATGTACTTTCGTTATCGTAGACTTTACTGTCTATTATGTTCTTCATCCATTTGTAGTTATCTATCATTTCACGTATTTCTTTCCTGCTATACATGCAATACCTCCGATAATATAAATTACTTTTTAATATCGTTATTCATTCGCTTCAATTCAATCCTGTATTCTTCTAACCCGTTGTACCCTTTAGTTTTAACTACTTCATCAAGTAGATAATCATTCATATATCTAAGTGCTTGTATCTCTCTTGCACGATCACTATTAATACTGATACAAACTAATAGCAATATAGCAAATACAATAGTCATAGTAATCCACATCATTTAAATCTCCTCTTGTTTAAATTAATAATAATTCTTTCTTTTATCGAAGTTCTGTTTATTTTAAACTTTTGACTAAACTGTTCTTCAAATTTATCAAGATAAAGATTATAATCGTTTATTTTTCGTCGGTACTCTGAAGTGATAAAACTATCAATATGATTATAAGCTCTATTTTCATTCATTTTATTAATTATATTTTTTAAATAAGATATATCTTTTTGATATTCATTTATAATAGCAATTGTTTCCATAACAAAAGAAGGATTAAAAAAAATCTGATTTGTACTAAATTCATTGTTGAAACTCATCTTAAAATCTTCCATTGCCTTAACTCTATTTGATAAATTAATCATTTGTCTAAATCCAATAACATTTTCATACACTTTTTTACTTTGCTTATCTAAATTATTAAAGACTTCAATATCAAAAAAATCTAAAAATTCATGCTGTTCTGTTGGAATAATATAAGCTCCAATCATCTTTTTAGCCTTTTTAAAACAATCTAAATATATCGGATATATTTGTTCTAAATTGATTTTTTTACGTTGTAAGTTAGAATCTGTAAAATACCTAAAAATCTCTTTAACTGAATAAAGCACAACACCTCCTGCTAAAGTATATATGCTTCCTATTATTTGCTCGTTCATTTTTATCTACCTCTTTATAATATTTTCTGAAAAGGAATCTATAATTTTATACATACCAAAAATTCCTAATGCATTTATTATCACTCCATCATCAATAATATATATGGATATTAAGAAAGCAAACAGCAAAACGATCAAATCATAAATAAATATTCTCATTATTCACTCACCTCCGCTCGAAAGACGTAATCACTCGGCTCCTCTACATCATCATTAGCCGTCATCATAATATATACTTGCTCCGTTACATACTTACCTAGCTCATACATTGCTAGTAAGAATATTAGTCTTAATATTTGTTTAATCATCATTGTCATCTCCTGTATCAATCAAAAAAAGTACCTGTCTCAACATACTCTTTAACTGTTGTTCATTTAGACTGGCTAACATAGGGCTGTAAAATTCACTATCTTCATCTTTAACAGTTTTAATAAAACAGCCTTCAATCTCAGCTTTTTCTTCTGGCGTTCCATTTTTATACGTCTTAAATACCTCGGTGTGCTTTTCTGGTAATTTCATTTTAGGTGTATTAAACATTATTATCTCCCCTCTTTAATGATTTTATTTCTTTTCGAACAAAGAACCTAATACTTCTTCACTAGGTCTTTCGAATAAGGTCACTTTAGAATTATTAGTGTAGTAAACAATAGGTGTATTTTGTGACTCATATTTCTCTTTCGCTTCTTCTTTACTCTCTGCCTCAACAACTGTAAACCTTTGATTGCTTTTAGCTCGAGTTATGTGTGTATGCTTGCGTCCTGTTGAATCTTTGAATGTTGTGACTAAGTATTGCGTCACTTCCCCAAAACCTCCTTGACTCGATCTAAGATGTCTTTACACGTATCCTTTTCCTGCGTCTGTTGTTCCATCTTGTCTTTCATGATTCCTTTTCATTTTCTTTTTGTATGCGTCAATGAGTTGGTCGATAGAATAGTAAGTATTGGCGTACAAAAACGGCATTATTAAAACTTGTACAATGCTATTATCAATACCTTTTACAAATTGTTCTGTTAGTGTATGCATTACATGAACAAAATAAACTGAATGTAGTTTAGGTAAAGTAACTTCATTTTCAATCAAATCAACCATAACCTCAGTAGTTTCTTCCAAATCTTCTTCATCAACAATAGTCAAAGTTAATTGCAAACTGAAAGCTAAGTAATCAGCAATCTCATCTAATTGTGTATCTAGTGGCTTACCTGGTTGTTTCTTCCAATTTTTAAAAAACTCAAGTGTGTTAATCCACTCTACAAATTCAATAATCATACTAGCTACTGTGTCATTTAAATTTCTAGTTGGTATTCTATCGTCGAACTCCTTTTGTATTTGTAATAACTCTTGTAACTGATCAATTGTTAATGTGTTAGTCATTTTCCTGTTCCTCCTCATATTTATAGACAACTTGACCCGTCATAATCCCTACTGCTTCATCAAGTTCAATATCTTCTTTGAGTGCATCTTGCATAGCATTAGGTAAACCCTCAAGTATTTCATCGAACGCTTGCGCTTTCTTATACACGTCTTCAACCTCTTTTAGTAATCCCTCTGTGTCATTACCGTTATACGCACTAGCACTAATAACGGACTGTTCGATTTTTTCGCGATTATTCATTTGTGTCATCCTCCATAAAAATTTTATTGTTTAATTCCATTCCGAATTTAACTCTTTCATCATCGTTACCGAATTCGTTTATTAAATCTTTTTCAACGCTCTTGCAATACCTATCCCATGCGCTTGCTTTCTTCTCCAGTTCTTTGTTACAATCTCGTAACTTCGCTATATCCCCAATAAGCTCATCTCGTTGCTTCTTGTACTCTTCACGATCTTTTAATGCTTTGTGAAGTTTATCTAATAACTTGTTAGAGTTAGTACAAAGATTTTTATATTGTTCATCTGATAAGGTGAACGTCATCTCATAACCTCCAATAGCATCTCATTTTCAAAAATATTTCCAACAATTTCAATAATATCGTCATTTTCACTTAGTAATTCAGTTACATTGCTAAAAGTTATATAAAAGGCTCCTTCTTTAAACTCGATAAAACTTACTTCTCTCGAATAACAATCTTGAACAATATCCCCTTCATAAATCTCCACACCGTGCACATCTTTAAATCCTGTGTATTGTAATAGTTTTACTTCATTGAAACTTTTATAACCTGTTGAAATCAAAATGTACCCACTATTAAAATCGATTTCGTCAATAATACTCATAACTTTTTTATCTTTATCCCAAGCTTTAAATTTCAACATCATACTAGCAACTCCCCATCTTTCCAGATTAACGTCATAGTTAGGTCATCGTTTAAGATGTAGAATGCTTTGGTAGGCACACATCTGCCATATAAACATTCTTTTATACTAGTGTTCTCATATAGTGTAGAGTTATAGTCTCCTTCTTGAATCTCGAATAATTCAATCAACCTATCAACCTTAGTCTCTTCCGTTACTTCTTTTTCAATATCAACTATGAAGGGGATATCAATTGGAATAAAACTTGACGTCGAACACTTATTTGTATTTGGATGAAAACGAACGAATCCATCACTAAATCCTGTTGAAAAAAATATTTTTCCTTGTGATAGATCCGGATTTTCTCGCGCCCATTTAATTAATTCATCTAATCTCATTTCTTTTTTAACTTTGATTTTCATTGTTATATCTCCTCTTGAACAGTAAATTTATCGTTAATTGATACGTATCCAGTCACATTACATAAGATGCTATCAACATCAAAAGTCACACAACAGTTGCGTTCAACATCATTTGAATAGAATCTTTTATTACCTGATAACTTGGGGTTATCCCAAGCCCATTGGATAAGTTCAGGTAAATTCATTTCTTTTTCAATTTTGATTTTCATTGTTTCCGCCCTTTTAAAATAAAGTTAGTTGCTTCTGTTCCTCATATTCCAAATCACTTTGCTTTATATATGTTTCAAGCTCTTCCGCTGTATCAAATGTCTTTTTCACACCTTGCCAACCTGGCACGATATGACCGTGAAAGTAATAAGTGCCATTTACTACATGGATATGTGCCACTCGTTCGTTATCCTGATACAGATATCTCTTAGAGCCGAAAAATCGGTTTAAGTATTCTTTACGTGCGCTATCTGTCATGATCTACTTCTTAACTTTCACGAATATGTCGTTTTCCATCAGGTAGCACGCATAACGTCCTCTTGGATGTTTCTGTGGTACATTAAACAAATGTGGCTTCTTCTTACGTAGCTCAGCCTCTTTACGTCGTTGCCTAGCTATTTCACGTTCTCTAGCCTCTCGTTGCATAATTCTGGCTAACACGATTTCTTTATACTCAGCTAAGCGCATACCATAAGGTGCATGTAAGGCTTCTAACAACGCCCAGCCACCACGTACTCTTTTTGCAACCATTCCAGGAGTTAAACCGTTCTTTTTTATCAATTCATTTTCATGTTCGGTAAATTTATATGGTTTACCGTTAATCTTTACGATACTCATTTATTCCACCTCTATATATGCATGTCTTATTGTTATGTTGTCATACTTTAGTAATTCATCCGGATTGTCATCTAAGCGCTTTGCTAGCATATCTTTTTCATCATCCACATCATCAAAATGCTGATAATCAACTTCTGTAGGTATTCTTATATCAATCGTTGCGTTTATATATGCTTGTTGTTGCATTAAATCACTTCATTTCTCTTTTTCTTTTACGTCTGACTTTCACTAAGTCCTCATATACCATCCATTCTTGACCTGTGTATTTAGGCGCTTTACATATCCACGTTAAATTCACATCTCTATACTGATATCTGAATATCTTCGCTTTGATGTTGGCAACTTCAGTCGCCTTACCTTTAACATCTAAAACTTCGACCAGTTTGCCATCCTTCCACAAAGAGAAATCAGCTATATACGTAATCGGTCTTTGTTTCCCAAATTTAGGTTGTAGTTCGAATTTCGGTTGTATTTCGATACGATCATAGTTAGTGCCATTCATATTACTTTCTAAAAATTGGTAATATTCGCACTCTACTTTGCTATCAAATACAATTCCTTTGTACTCAACTTTCTTAGCGTTGTATTTACTCATTGTGCCACCTCTAAATATCAAATATCGTTGCTTGTAATCCTAGCTCTTGCTCATATAAAAGACCGTGAGCGCTTTTAAATCGTTTTAGGTCACTATCAGCCATGATTTTCTTTTCGTCGCTGAAATGGGCTCCTGTGAGCGAATAAACTTCATTTACGTTGTCTTCATGTTTGATAACCTTAATATCTTCTGTGCCATCTTCTCGGTATAAGTAATATTTTTCTTTCGGCATTTTTAACACTCCTTAATATTCGACGATAGCGGGGCGTGTGTGACGTTCTGCAAGTTTTTGGACAAATAGGTCATATAACTTATTTTCGTCGCCCTGCGCCTCGTCTATGAGTTTCTGAGCGTACATATCTGAACACTCAAGTTTAGTTTTTAAAAATTCTTTGGTTACCATGCGTCTCGCTCCCTGAAATCGTCTCCGATTACTCTTACTTTTCTTGCGTTGTGTTTCATTCTCGAATTGATACGTTGCCAGTTCATATTTTGATTTAGTTCTTTATCACTAAAGTTTGTTGTAAAGATATTGTTTTTACCTACTCTGTTATCAACAATGCTGAAAAGTTTATTTAAAGTGTGTTCTGTGTTTTCTACACCCATATCATCTAGTACAAGTAAATCAATATCACTTAGCAATCTGACTAGCTCGTCTGTAGTCTCTACTGCATTTTTGTTGTATGTCGCTTTGATACGATCCATCAACATTGGTATGTGCATAAAAGCAACCGTATGTCCTTTAGCTTTAACTGCTTTTGCGATAGCGTATGCTAGGTGGCTTTTACCAGTTCCGTATGAACCTTGCAATATTAATGATTTTGGTTCTTTTGTAGAGAAGCCTTGTACGTACTCTATTGCTGTTTGCTTAGCTTGTACTTGTTTTTCATTTTGTGGCTTATAGTTGTTAACTGTTGCATCTCTTAAAGACGGATTAACATTTGATTGATTGAAAATATAATCAAGTTTCTTTTGTTTATTCCTTTTGTATTCCTCATAAGCCAATCTTTGAATTTCACATTCGCAACCGTCTTTGTATTCATATCCATTTTCAAACTTATATAAGTCATATTGATGCCCGCATTTATCGCAATTCTGTCTTAGTATTACTTCGATTGGTTGGTATTTTTTTAAACTTTCGTTTATTTTTTCGTTGAATAACGGTTTCATAACATCCTCCTAATCCCAATAACTTTCGTCGTACTTCATGCGTTCCAATTGATCCGTGCCAGTTGGTTGTATTTTTTGATTGAGGTACCCCTCAAATTTACTGCCAAAAAGTGTTTCTGGTCTAAGGTATTTATCGCTATCCGTGTTTAACCATTCAGCTGTTTTGATATCAATCACCTTTTTAAAATCCTCCAACCTAAAATCTTGATTCCATCTTGCTTTAATAAAATCTTTTGTTTTAGCTGTATTATGTTTAAAATGCTTTCCTGCTTTTTTATTTAAGTATTCGATAATTTCTTTATAGGGAATGGAAGACACCGTCGGGTTGCCCGACAATATACTTCCTTCATTATTAGTATTGTTATTATTAGTTAAATCATTATTAGTACTATTATTATTAGTAGTATGCGATTTACCATTAACGGTTTTTCCATTGTTGGTTTTACCGTTAACGGTTTTTCCAACGTTGGAAAATCGAATGTGGTGCGGTTGCTCATATACTAAGTACTCATAACCATTTAACCTACCACTTTTATCACGTTTTCTACTACGTTGAATGTATCCAATTTCTTCCAGTTCCTTGATTCCACTCTTTAAACCGCTAAGTCCATCAGTTGAATGTTGCTCTAGTTCTGTTTCGTAAATTTGCCAGTTATCAGGTCGACTTAACAAATAAAGTAGAATACCTTTAGCCTTCCAACTTATATTAGAATCATGTATAAAATCTTTGTGTACTGTGACAAAGTTACCTGATTCTTTGTAAACTCTAAATGTTGCCATTTCGTTATCTCCTTTCTGGTATAATTTTGTTATCGCTACTGCGTTAGATTGGGGGTGAATAAAATATGGAAAAACCTTATATGTTAACATATGATTTAAACTCACCCGGACAAAAATATGAGGAATTGAGAAATGTTATAAAAAAGGAAATTTCTAATGGTCATTGCAATTATTGGAAATCTTCATTTTTATTCCGTTCTTCTTTATCAACTTCAGAAATGATAGAAAAGTTGAAACCTTATCTCGATTCTGGAGATAAGCTGTTTGTTACAGAAATAGTCAATAACAAACAAGGGTGGTTAACAAAAGAACAATGGGATTTTATCAACCATAATATTTTTATTTAGGTTCTTTTATTGAATCTTTTGTTATATCAGGAAAACCTTTAGAATCCTCAGGGGTAAATTTTTTAATTTTTTTAGCGCTTCTAATCTCTTCCGCCAAGATGACGATTAGGAGTGCTATTTTTATTATTCTTAGTCTATTCATTCCTTTTTCTCTCCTTTCAGCATTTTATTGAGCCTCTCATCAACTTTTATCCACGAGTCATGCAAGTGATATTTATCATCAAACGACTTAACGCCAATCGCATGTTGCTGGTTATGATGTTCGCGACATAACGCTAATACATGTTTGTCGTAGTGATTCATCTTGTTTCTGTTCATACCTCTACCGACTGCTTCATAATGTGCTAGGTCTGCGTGAGGCTTTCCGCATATTACACAGTTGCGGTTGACAGTTGACCAGTATAAGAACGATTTATCTTGTTTCAGCAAGTCGCTTGTTTTGTAGCTAAGTGGTATGTCATTGTAGAACGTCCAGTCAAGCGTTGCTTCAATGATTTGACTTGCTTGTGTTCTCGTACAATTACTTAGTGAAATACGTTCATCATAGCCGTAGTAAGTCCTTACATACTCGATGAACATATGTCGCATATAGTCCATTGGTTGACCTGTATATTCTTCTATGTCTTTGATAAGCGCGAATATTTTTCGTCGTTGCTTGCCGGTAATTTGAAACGGATCTATGACGCTTACATCGACTTCCACATCAAATCCGTTATCAAGTAGTAATGTTTCTTTATTGCCTAATTCAACACCCGAGATGACAACTGTTGTTGTACCGTCATCTTGAGTGATATAACTAGTAATTTTCGGCATTTAATCATTCCAATCAGAACGGTAAGTCATCATCAGTAATCGCAGTGGTATTATCAAAAGGATTATTACCAGTTTGAGTTTGTCTTTGTTGATGATAATTGTTGTTTGGTTGTTGGTTGCTATTCTTCGGTTCTAAGAATTGAACACTGTCCGCTGCTACTTCTGTAACAAACACACGTTGCCCGTCTTTGTTTTCATAACTGCGTGATTGTAAACGTCCATCAACGCCAGCCAATGACCCTTTGGATAAATAATTATTTACATTTTCTGCTTGTTTTCTAAAAGTTACACAGTTAATAAAGTCTGCCTCACGTTCTCCTTGAGCGTTAGTAAATGTTCTGTTAACTGCGATAGTGAAAGTGGTAACACTCACACCATTTGGCGTTGTTCTATATTCTGGATCTTTTGTTAAGCGTCCTACTAATACTGTTCTGTTTAACATTATTGTTTCTCCTCACTATCCAATTGTTTTAATCCCGCATCTAATTTTTGGTGTGCTTCTGCGATTTGTTTTTGACTTAATTTATTAATGTTAGATATTTTTAGCCATCTCATCGTTTTATCGATAGTTGCATCTCGCCCTTTTTCTTGAGATAAGTTCACGAACTGATTGATACGCTCTTCTAATTCTGTAATATCGTTGTCACTTGCACTTGGTAGTTCCTCGCCGTTGTAGATATATAAGCCTAAACCGTGTAAAGCCGAAGCTTTTACAAAACATCGTTTTTGCGCTTTGTTAATATCGAAAGTTGTTGCACTACCTTTAGCAAGCGATTTATTTCTAAAGTCCAATACTGGAAGCCACTCAGTCTCTGTACTATCTTTCACAGTCACAGATACCTGTACAAAATAGCCTTCTGGTGTAGCCAAATAAGGTACAAAATAATTTTCTGTGTTAATATCTGGATGTGGAAACTCGTGTACTTTTACTGTGTAGTTTGGGTCAATCTTTTTCAGCTCTTGGTGTGCATATGACCATGCTAGATAAGTTAATCCATTTTTTTGTTCTGTATGATCATTCACGTTTTTACTGTTCAACTTTTCAAATAATGTTTGTTCAGTCATGTTCTACCTCCTCGTACTCAATAGTTTCTGTCACTGTTTTCTTGATTGCTTTGTGATAATCCATATTGATACTCGCTTCTTCCATACCGTTAAACTCCCTAGCTCTATTTCTATTTGTGGAGTAACTAATATCTGAATTGTTATCGGTTGGTTTGTTAGTTATATAAATTGGCATATCTCTATGACGAATGATATAAGTTACAGTCTGCTTCATAGCGACCTCCTACCATCTCATGACTAAGTTAATTAGTCTGTCCTGTTCGTCTGTGTTCTCTTCAATCCATTCATCTATTGCTTGGTTGAATAAGTCTGATGCCATATCTAAGTCATTCTCATCTACGACATAAGCATGTTTAATTGGTACGTTGTTCATATCTTTAACTTGTATTGATATGCCCATATGACCTTTTAAAATGAATAGCTTAAAATCGAATCCGTTAACATGAATATTTTTGCGTATGATTTCGCCTATTTCGTAATACATCTTGACTTCCTCCGTTTTTCATTTTATATTTAACTTGAAATTTTTCTTAAGTGCTTGATACTGTTACTTGTTGGCGCAAGTAGCAGTTTTTTTATTCTTCATAAAAGTATTCTTTATAAAATATGAATGTTGCGATACTTGCGAATCCTGCAATTGACCATGCTGTAGTGAAGTACAGCAATGGCATAAGCACAATCGCTAAGACTGTGAAGCACAGTACTGCTATTAAGTAGCTTTTATATGTGTCGCTCATTTAATATCCTCCTAATACCATTTTTTATGCTTTCTGATCAAATACTCTTCCAATTTAGAAATATTAATCAGAGTGCCTGTTGGTGAATAATCAATGTATAAATTTTCTACACCTAAATTATCTTTGCGGTAATATTTCAACCAGTTGTATACTGTACTTCTACATACTCCAAACAATTGATGGATTTGTGTAGGTGTTGCGTATAACTTTTTCACAAATTTTTCTTCGCCTCTATATGTGTTTTCTGGTGTTGGTGGTACTATGATTTTTGGCATTTCTATCTTTCCTTTCGTGTATAATGTTGTTATTTGCTAATAGTTTGTTCGGCGAACTTCAAAAGGCGACGAGCAGATTCAGTAGAATTTTCAGCATCTTTCGGTATGGTTAAAGATTTGTTGTTTAGATAGTCACTCAACGCCCTGCTACTAATCACAGGTTTTCTAGTGTGCTTCTCAATCTTCCAAACCTTCCACGTCACAACTGCCATTGTGATGAGGAGGGTTGTTTTACACAATTTGTTCACTGTGAATCCTCCTTAAAAAACAAACTTCTAAATCCTGATTTTTCATATCTACCGGGTCTGCCTTTTTCACTCTTTGCATAATGCTCTATGTTTATGTCGTAACCACCTTCGTAATTTCCGTTTCTAGTTACCCATAAAAATTTAACTACTCGTTTGCTCTTCAGCTCTCCACCTTTATAAATGACTAATGGAACGCTGTTTTCATCTTTCACTTTGATGACAATTAGATCTTTGTGTCTGATATTTTTGTTGAACTTTTTTAAAATCTCCCTCATCTCATGAATTTTTTTCAATATTAATTTCATTACTTTTTGAATGTTCATTTGTTACATCTCTTTTCGTGTATAATTTTGTTATCTCCTACAGAGAGGAGGTAAGGAATCTATATAAAACCTGTTATCATAGAATCGCGGACAGAACACCGAAAATCAGAGCCACAAGCGACAGAGTTAACATCAGTAAATAAGGTAAGTGCTCTTTCCAACCCCAAGGATGGTTTTTTAAAGAAGTTTTTATATCATTTAAAATCTTAAACATTTGAAATCCTCCTTTTTCGTCACTCTTTAATTGGAGTGGCGTTGATTTTTTTGTCTAACTTTTTCAATGCTAATTTGTAAATAACTGAAGCGTGTTCGGTTTTAAAATGAGATTCAGCAATAATTTTCAATGTTTCTAATTTATTTCTTGCATCACCGTATGTGGTACTTTCTGATAGAACACCTTCTAAAATTTGTTGAACTCGATAATCTAAAAGTTTTAAGTCTTTATTGATGCATTGTTCGACACACTCTTCTTTGGTTAATGTGATTTGTTCCATAGTGTTCTCCTATTAAGATGTTTGTTCGATTGTTGGCAGATTATGGTTATTAATCCTCTGGTTCAGGCACTAAATCAAAGTGTTTTTCAATCTCTTGCGCCGCCCATTTCATAACCTCTTCTAAGTGTTGTTCTCTACTGACTTCTATAGTTTCGATTTTGCCTGCTTCTTCGATCGTGTGTGTATATGTTTCTGACGTATTGCTAATCTCCATATTCAAAATGTAATGAATGTATGCGAGTAATTCTCTTTGTTCTTGTTCCATCTCTGATTCTCCTTTAAATTTCAAACTGGCTAATATCTACACCGTATTTAATTGCCATACTCTTAATCACTGAAATGTAAATCTCAATCAATCTAGGTTCATCCGTAATCACATCTAATTTTGACAACTTGTTAATCTGTGTCTTCGTCGCACCATTCGCTAGCATTTTGCCTTTGCGATTCTGCATACGGATTTTTAAATTACAACGTCCTTTTTCTTCTAATACTTTGTAAGCTTCAGACTTAACTTTTTGGTGCATTGCTCCGCCACCTAAATGTTGCGCAATCGCAGATAACATTTTGTTTGTATCATTGCGCCAGTTTTTTGTTTCGATACCGACAATGTGACGAATACCTGTGATTTCTTGTTGCATTTGTTGGTTAAACTGTTCTTGGTCTTTTTGCGCTTTGAACATCATCTCTAATGCTTGCATTGGTGTTTGTGGTACATAAAGTTTTGCTTGTTGTTTAATGTGTTCATCCATTTTATGGAATGCGTCAACATAAGTTGCTGTGAACAAAATCCCTTTACTGCCTGTCATCTTGTTTGCTACTATGTCGCATCCTTTTTTGGTTAGTAGGTAGTGTTTAGTCTGACGATTATTTGCGCCTAAATAAGTTGATTCTATGAAGTAATCGTCAGGGCTCAACTTTGAGCTTTGCAAAATTACACTTCTATAATTTTCAACATCTCTAATTAAATTTTTATGTTCCTTGCCTACCATTTCCGCAACTTCTCTACTATCTACGTAATGTGTGTCGTTCTGTTCTATTATTTGTAATGCTTGCATAATGTTTATGCTCCTTTCGTGTATAATTTTGTTATCTCCTAATGGAAGGAGGTGGTATTATGAAAAACTACTATCATCTTTTGTCTTTCGATGATGATTTAGCTAATGAATCTGCTAATAACCTTCTCAAAGATGGTTGGGAGCTTGTTCACGTTGGGACAAAATTGACTCGGATTTTGGATAACGGACAAGCTTATTACAATACTGAATATGTTCTTGGTGGAACTAAGGAACAGTATGAAAAATACATTGCTGATTCTGAAAAAGCTGACAAGGATTTATTTAGCCAATTTCAACTTAGCGACGATGATTAGCTAAGTAATGTTGTTCTCTATCAATTAGGTAGAGAACTTCATTTATTTCAGCGTATGAAAGTTTAGTATTTTTAATTTCTGCGTTTAAGTTATCTTTTAATAACTTTTGCTCTTTGTTAAGTAAATTATTACCTGTTTCAATGCTATGAAGTTGCGGATTTACTACTCTTTTTATTTCTTGCATTTGTTGCGCCTCCTTATTATTCGAAATCTTCAATTGACAAGGTTTCAATTCGTTTTTGGTAACGATATAAATAAAAGTTCTTCAACATGTCATACATTCTGCTAGCTTCATCGTATTCACTCTCTTTTAAATCAGAATTAAGCGTTACACCAAAAGCTGATAATGTAAGTTTTCTAATGTGGTCATGAATTTCACTAGCGTATGCTTTGTAATTTTCATAACATCCTATTCCGTGTTGATATTTCTTTAAAGATAATGGATGTCCTAAGCCGAGATTGTCAGCACCTCTTAAACGTTCTGTATAAGCAAACTTTTTATTAATTTCATCAAAATCCTTATGACTGATTCTTACTTTATTGAAAATTGCACCTGAACTGATTGGTTTCTTGCCATTTATAGCTTCTCTAACTTCTTTCGCTATAATTTCCTTCAACTCTTCTTTGGTTAATGTGATTTGTTCCATGATGTCCTCCACTTTCTAGTTCATCAAACGTGAACTTTTTCTTTAAAAAAATATAAATGTATTTTTTCTACCGGTATACCTAGCAATTGTATAGCTTTCCATATTTCGCTATCTTTCCACCCAACTTTTCCGTTGAGTTTTAAGGATAAGCTTCTCTCGGACAACTTCATAGCAATAGCGAAATTGTACTGAGTGCCATACTTTTCAACTATCTTACCACTCAAACGCGAGTAGTCGTAACACATAAAAAACACCTCCTTTGAAGTTCATGTATCGTGAACTTAACTATACTTTACACCTTGTTTTGAATTAAGTCAACACAAAAATTCATGTTTTATGAACTTTTTTATTGAATTTTTGTTCAACAAGGTTTATTATAAAGTTATCAAACGGAGGTGCACTAAATGAGAGAAAAAGTTTCAAACAGACTAAAACACATCATGAAAATAAGAAATTTAAAACAAGTAGATATCATTAATAAATCGAAACCTTATCAAAAGCAACTAGGTATATCTTTAAGTAAAAGTACTTTGTCTCAATATATTAACGATGTACAATCTCCTGACCAAGATAGAATTTACCTACTTTCTAAAACTTTAAATGTCGGTGAAGCTTGGCTTATGGGATATGATGTAAATTCTTATCGCGTACCCGATGAAGAACGCCAAGAGGAAACTGTGATGTCAAAAATTAATAACATATCATCTCAGCTCACGCCTCCAAGACAAAGCAATGTACTCAACTACGCGAATAGTCAGTTAGATGAACAAAATAAAGTCACTTCTATAGATGAATATAAAGAATCTAAGTTAGTGTCGTATATTGCGTGTGGCGCAACTGGTGCTGGTATCGGAGAAGAATTGTACGATGATATATTACACGAAGAAGTATTTTTCAAAGAAGATGAAGCGCCATCAAATGCTGATTTTTGCATTTTAATTAACGGCGATTCAATGGAACCTATGTTAAAGCAAGGAACATACGCTTTTATTAAGAAAGAAGATTATATTAAAGATGGCACAATTGCACTCGTTGTATTAGATGGAGTAAGTCTGATTAAACGTGTAGATATATGTGAAGATTATATTAATTTGGTATCTCTAAATCCGAAGTATGATGATATCAAAGTTGCTTCGTTTAGTGATATTAAAGTAATGGGCAAAGTTGTATTGTGATTAATAGCTCCTATGTGGAGCTTTAATATAAAAGACGTCTATTTCAGCAGTGTTTAAAAGGAGTTTATAATGAAAATAACTAATTGCAAAATAAAAAAAGAAACTATAGTATATGAAGTTTTAACTAGTGGTAATCAACCATTCACTTATGAGTTACCTAAAGATTTATCGTCACATAATGCGCGTAAATACTTGGAATTTATTTCACAAAAAATAGATGGAGATAAGTTAACCAAAGAAGATTCATTATGATTTTACTAAATAAAAAAACGCCTACTAGTGTAGACGTTGAATGGTGGTGAGAACGTGAGCGAGAATAAAGGAGAAATTAGAAATGGCGAGTCCGGAAGTGATCAAAAATTAACTAGCGGTCAAGTTGAAAGTTTAATCCAAGAACCTAAGAAGAAATAATTAATTTTTTCTTATCGATATATAGATATTCTAATTTAACTTTGTTTTCAAAATCTAAATATGAATCATTGTATTCAGACAATGTTTTGAAGTCTTCGTAATTAGCATTAAATCTAGTATCAAGTAATATATTTCGATTGTGTTTTCTTGAATAGTTATCAAGGAATCCTTTTTCAATTATGTTACCTTCGAAATCTTTTACAGTTATGAACATTTTATATTTATTATCTTCATACTTTAATAGATGTACAGGTAGCGTTTCAACTTTTTTTAAATTATTACTTTTACGGTTATGATTACTAAAAATATTGTATATTTCTATAATTTTTGTATACACGAATTCTGTTAATATGATGATTATTAATATACTTACTATTAGTGCAGACAATGTTTTTGTAAAAGTTAATTTTTGAAATAGCTGATTTACGTTGTTTTGTCCTGAAAACAGACTAAGAGTTAATAAAAAAATAAAAACAGAAACTACAGAAAAGAAAGCGAGAATAACTTTCTTATTATCACTATTGAAATACACCAAATTCTTATTGGATAGAGCATAGTAAGTATAAAATCCTGGTATCCCAGTTGTTATTATCAATAGTAAAATTTGCAAAATATCACCTACTTTTTATTTTATTATATCACATTTAGTACCTAGTACTAAATTTTGGGTAGCCCACCTACCCTTATTATTTTTTACAAATTTACAGAACGTATGTTCTCTCAGGGGGTATAAACATGTGGATTGAAAAATTTAAAAACAAAAATAACGAAACTAAATACAGATATTACGAGAAGTACAAAGATCCATACACAGATAAATGGAAGCGCGTAAGTGTTGTGTTGAACAAGAATACAAAACAATCTCAAAAAGAAGCAATGTTTCGTTTAGAAGAAAAAATAAAAGAAAAACTGAACAACAAGTCGTCAAGCGAATTAAAAACTTTGACTTTTCACGCGCTATTAGATGAATGGCTTGAATATCATATAAAAACATCTGGCTTTAAAGTAACGACGCTTGATAATTTGAAAACAAGAATCAAAAACATCAAAAAGAACAGTTCTCAAAATTTACTTTTAAACAAAATTGATACAAAGTACATGCAAACATTTATTAACGAATTATCAAACGTATATTCTGCAAATCAGGTAAAGCGTCAACTTGGACATATGAAAGAAGCTATTAAATACGCCGTTAAATTTTACAATTATCCAAACGAACACATATTAAATAGCGTCACACTACCAAAGAAGAGTAAGACGATAGAAGATATAGAAAAAGAAGAAGCGAAAATGTACAACTATTTAGAGATGGAACAGGTAATACAGATACGCGATTTTATACTGAACGATAATAACATGCAGTATAGAGCTCGTATTTTAGTTGCTGGGGCTGTAGAAGTTCAAGCTTTAACAGGTATGCGCATAGGTGAGTTATTAGCTCTCCAAGTTAAAGATGTTGACCTCAAAAATAAAACGATCGATATTAATGGCACTATTCACAGAATCAAATGTAATGCTGGATTTGGTCACAAAGATACTACGAAGACCGCAGGTTCAAAAAGAAAAATCGCCATCAATTCAAGGATAGCAAATGTATTGAAAAAAATAATGTTAGAAAATAAAAAGATGCAACAATGGGAACCAAGCTATGTTGATAGAGGGTTTATATTCACAACTTGCCAAGGAAATCCTATGCAAGGCAGTAGGATAAACAAACGATTGTCCTCAGCTGCAGAATCATTAAATATAAATAAAAAAGTTACTACTCACACACTAAGGCATACACACATAAGTTTATTGGCGGAAATGAATATATCGTTAAAAGCAATTATGAAAAGAGTAGGACATACAGATGAAAAAACGACTATAAAGGTGTATACACATGTAACAGAAAAAATGGACAGAGAGTTAGAGCAAAAATTAGAAAAACTTGTGTACTAA